CGGCTGCGCGATGAATGCCTCAACGAGCACCTCTTCACCAGCTACCGCCACGCGAGGGAGATTATCGAAGACTGGAGAAACGACTATAACCTAGATCGCCCGCATACGAGCCTCGACGGTTTAACCCCTTACGAGTTTGCAACCCGGTCCAGAAAGGACCAGAACATGAACAGAGCTAACTTATAAACGCGGACAATCAGGGGAGCAGGTCACAGCTTTAATACGCAGCCCCAGACCTTCAAACCCTTAGAATTGTTCACTTGGTGATGGCTGCCGATGCCGCTGGCGGCGCATTAATTTGAGCAAAATCCCAAGTGAGATTCCCGCAAAGCGCGAAACAGGCCGAAATCGAATCAAATCCCTTTTAAATTCAGCTACTTGCCGAACAACTCATCGCATTGGAGATTTGCGCTTAGATGGTGGCGATTATTCATCGGATCATACTTGATGACGCACAATGCGGAAGCTACCCCACCTACAATGATCACCAAAACGAACGTCAAATTCCAAAAAACCCTGAGCCTTGTAAACCGCCTTCTTTTTATCTCCATATCCGCGGGCATATTGCGAGGGATGTAGTCTTTCGGGATCGGCGAAATGTCTACAATGTCTTCTAGTTTCTCTCGGTAGTATCTTCTTTTAACAGTGATTTCGTCCCATTTCGCTTCATAGGCCCGCGCGAAGAAAATCCCCAGAATTCCCATTATCGAAACGGTCACTGCCAGTGGCAGCATTTCGATCGTGAATCCATTAGTCGACGCTATACCCATAAATACGCCCGAGGCACCAAGCAACATTGCCGTGACCAAGTGACGCTGCCCCTCCGTATGGCGGCCATGGGCGCACTGTTCTTTATACATCTCAAGAAGGAATTGAATTTTGTTTGCAGAAGTCAGATCAGCCGCGTTCGACAACCTAGGTTGATGCCCCATAACCTCACCCCAAATTCACCATTACATTCATATTGCACAACATATGCAGATTGCAGCCCAACAGGCCTTTTCTCGTCACTCAGATCGTGCAATCAAGAGCATCACAAGTGGAATCTGGAGTCGCAATGCTTAAGTACGGACTAAGCAAAATTCGGCGCCTTGAGCAAGTCGATGCAATAGAACTCAAACCAATAACATTGCTCGTTGGTCGCAATAGCGGAGGAAAAAGTTCGTTCCTGCGAACATTACCTCTTCTACGCCAGTCTCTTATGACACGTACAAGCTCACCTATCCTGTGGTATGGAGACTTAGTTGACTTTGGCACTTTTGATACAGCTGTAAGTCGCCAGGTTGAAGAAAAAGTAATTAGCTTCTCCTTCGAAATCGACGATATTACTACAGATCCTCGCCCATTTTACGTCGACGAATATGGCGAATACAAGAGGCTTAGCGCAACCCGCACCAACCTGAAAGGTATAAAAGTAAATATTTCGATCGAAAGACGAGGCGACCGCACGGCGATCTCGAATATATCAATAGATATTACAGATCCAAAAGTGTCATTTTCTCTGACGACAGAAGAAAATAACAACTTTGTTAAGATGGAAATTGACGGAGAGGACGTAAGTAATCTCATAGCTCCCGTCAGAATTCGGCTTTCGTCCGGCACTATCTTTCCAGATATCAGCTTCTGGCGACCGCGGGACGACACCTCTTCGCCACCGTGGGCGCTGCAGGGCGGATCTTCAATTACGCCGACCCTGACTCGGGCATTGAGACGTCTTATAGACTACCGGACTAAAGATAAAACAATATCTGAATTAGCGAGTCGTTTGGCGTTCGCAGGCATTGCCACACCCGAAAAATTCAAATTAATCGCTAGAAATCAAGGAGCAACAGCTTCTAGTATTCTTCATCAAATGGCGAACTCTCCTGAAATTGACATTTTTAATAATATATACAAGATAATAAATATTATCAACGCGCCAAGTATATTTAGATCAATTTCTCAGCATTTGATAAATATATTTAGTTCCACGCTATACATTGGACCAGCCAGAGTAAGAAGCGACCGTTACTATCGTTACCAAGACTTAGCCGTCTCAGAAATTGACCCTGATGGCAAAAATTTTCCGATGTTTCTTAATTCTCTTAGCAAACGCCAAATCGACGAGTTTTCTGCGTGGGTTAAGCATTTGTTTGGTTACGGGGTCAGCATTTCCCGATCTACTGGACACATTAGTATCAATTTGACGGAAGGAAAGGCGGAGACAAATATAGTTGACGTGGGTTACGGTGTTTCTCAGATCCTTCCGGTTCTTGGCCAGATTTGGTGGGCTAATAATCGCCCTCCAACCAGAAACTCACGCCCCCCTATTTCCATATTGGCCATTGAGCAGCCAGAGTTGCATCTTCATCCAGCCCATCAAGCCCTGTTGGCGGATGCATTGATAGGTGAGGTACAAAGCCCTTCACGCCGTCCCGATAACGAAATGCGTTACGTAGTCGAGACTCATAGCGAGACGCTTATAAATAGGCTTGGGGAATTCATCACAGCAGGGCGGCTATCTCCAGCGGACGTCCAAGTTGTCTTGTTCGAAGCGCAGGATGGCTCATCGACTACTAACGTTCGCACAGTGGGTTTCGATAATGATGGCGGGTTAATCGATTGGCCCTACGGCTTTTTCCAACCCGAAGCTTTCTGACATGATTATCAGATGGACTCATGACGACGGCTTCCCTGCCACTATGGTGGATGACCGATTAGCCGAGGTTGCGCGGGAGCTACTAAGGGCGCACCGACGAGGACATCATCTGGCTGTGATGGACAGAGACGTTGCAAGAGCCATAGGCAGCATGGACTTGAGCAACAAGGACAAATCGTTGGCAAGTAGACTTGGCCAAGAATTCACACAAACGCGAAACGTGCACAATAGCTCAAAGGTTTACATTGAAATAATCAACTCCTTTGAAAAAATTGTAAATGTGAGCGATTGCTGCGTCAAAGTTTCACTGGGTGCTGCAGTTGAATCTAAAATATTCGATCCGTGCGCTTTGATAGTCGAAGATATCTCATCAGATGGGTGGCTGTTTGAGCTTATTTTCAACACGGTTTCAAAAAGAAGCAGTGCGAGAAAATTCGACTACGAGCTTATCCACGGCGGCGGACAAAATGCGAATCATGTTGTTAAAAACACATTAAAAAACAGACGAATAACCGTAGCTATTATTGATTCCGATAAAAGCTCGCCTCTCTGCAGCACTGAGAAAAAAGAGAAAGCTTTTTCGGAATTGTACAAAGCTTCAGGCTGGGGAATTGGAAAAACTTTTCTTACTCCCTGCCGTGAACTAGAGAACTTTGTTCCCAATGACATACTACGAATATTGCCCTCAGGAATATTGAATAAGGCGAATGAATATTACCTAAATATTTCCTCAGCCGAGGAAGCAGGCGGTGTAAAGGCTAGTGATAAGTTGGAAATGTATGCTGATTTCAAGTCGGGCATACAGATGCTTCCCTGCAAGCTTAACAAAGATGCAGCTTCCTGGATGTCAGAACGGCTTAAGTTGGCGTGCTTGGATGAGACCCTGAATATCCCAGGTTACGGCGAGAAAGTCATCGATCAGATCAAGGCAGATGGATCACTAATTTCTGAGTTTGTGGCCGCGATACGTAGCAAAAGCTGGCAAGATAAGTTCAGTTCATTTTTTGAAGAAGTTCTTTGGTATTTCGTTTCCAACGGCCCGCTCAGGACCTGAGGAACTACTTAGGCGACATGTGCGGGCTCTACGGCTAGATAATCTCACCGCACCGGCATGGGCGCATGGCCCGTAAACATCACCCTGCCCCCCACGCTCAACTCATGTACCCTATCCGCCGCGAACACCTCGGGCGGATAGCCTGCTGCCTGGTTGTCGGAGGTTAGGTATAGCTTGCCGTCCATGGACCATCTGGCGCGCTTCACCAGGACTTTGTCCATCACGTTGAAATGGTAGATCCGGCCGTCATCGACCTCAGTCTTGGAGGCGTCGACGATCAGCAGTGCGCCGTCTGGAATAGTCGGCCACATGGAGTCCCCGCGCGCTTCCAGGATGTAGCAATACTCCGGCTGAGCCCCGAGATTTCGCAAAAATTCCCGACCAAAGCTCACCTCCCCTACCGGCATTTGGTCAACTGCAATCAGTCCGTTTCCGGCGGATGCGCGTGCATTGAAGCGAGGCAGGCGAACCAGATCTGTCGCAGCCAGATCGGGGAGCGCTTGGGAAGCAGCCTGACCGCCGAATAGCAACCATTGCGGCTCGACCCCGAGAACATCACAAATTTTTGCGACCTCATGCAAACCGAATGACTGCCGGCCTTTCTTGTAAGCCGTCCAGGTATTGGGTGAAATCCCAAGCTTCGCAGCAAAATCACCCTCACTTGCCTCACCTTTAAGGGTGAGGAGCCGCGAAATGACGCCCTCGTAGTCAAATGATACGACCATGCGCGGTGACGCAGATTTTTGCGATGCAGATTTGACTGTCACAATTTTCTGCGATAACCTTTCCATAAATACGGACCAAAACACCCATGAAAAGGGAGACCGGCCAGGGTCTCCCTCTCCACAACGAGGATCCACTATGCACCGGCCCAGCCAAGCCGACAAGCAGACCACAACCGCAGTCGACAGGAAGATTTCCGAGATCACCACCATCAAGAGCAAGCTCTACAAGGCAGGTCTCACGCTTCTTGAAATCGACCGCACTTACGACCTCCCCAGAGGCACCGCCGGAACCACCCTGCGGGAGCCCAATGTGAAGGGCGAGCGGGCGATTGCCGCAGCTCTCGGCACACGGCCAGAACTGCTCTGGCGGACGCGTTACCACGCCTCCGGTCTGCGGAAATCGCCTCAACCCGCTGAAAACTATGTCCGCCCCACCACGATGGCGCAACGCCAAATCGAAGCGAGGGCTTAGACATGAAAAACCCCTTCATCCCCTCCCGTTCCCCCATCTGCCGCGTGGCGGATTGGCTGATGATCTTTGGCCTCGCGATAGCCGGCCTCGTCGCCGTGGTCGCCGCTCTCCTCTCGCAGGTGATGGCATGATCGACATCTACAATGCCAAGGCCCTTTACGAAGCCCAGCTGCACGCCTGCTATGCCGCCGTGCGGGAAGGTTTTCCGCATCTTGCTATCCGCGACATCGTCGAGCCTCCGCACCAGTGGTTCGATGCGGCGCTTGCCCGCCAGGTGGTCATTCATCTGATGGTGACGGAATTCCGCTGGCCGAAGCGCCGCGTCGTGGAGATGGAGGATCGGTCGCGGGAAGCCGTCAACCGGGCGCTGCGCACCGTCGACACCCGGCTGGAAACGCCGCGTTTCAACACGCATTACCGCAGCATCGCGGCCCGCGCCCATGCCCTCGCCTTCCTGCAGACGGAAGAGGAAAGAGGAGTGGCCTGATGCCGGATTACAAGCAGCTTTCCCTCTCGCAGATCCTGATCGGTTCGCGCCAGCGCCCGATCGACCGCGATTATGCCGCCGTGATCGGCGCCTCCATGAAGGAACACGGCCAGTTGCAGCCCATCGTGGTGCGCGCAACGCCGGCCGCCCAATGCCCTTACACGCTGGTGATCGGCGGCCACCGCTGCACCGGCGCCGAGATCCACGGCATCGAGATGCTCGATGCCATCGTGGTGAAAGCCAACAGCGCCGATGCGCAGATGCTGGAACTGGCGGAAAACCTGCACCGCCGGGATCTCTCCGTTCTCGACCGCGCCTATTTCGTGCAGGCGTACCGCGACCTATGGGAGAGCAAGTACGGGAAGATCAACCAAGGGGGTGACCAAAGTGCCAAGTTGGCACTTTGCTCCACCGAGGGAGTAACCGGTTTTTCGGAGGCTGTAGCCAACAAGCTCGGCCTCTCGCGACGAGCCGCTTTTCGGCTCAACAAGATTAGCGGGAGCCTCCACCCCGATCTCCGCGCCGTCCTGCAAACCTCTCCGGCCGCCGACAACCAGTCGCAGCTGCTGGCGCTCGCCAAGATGGAACCGCAGAAGCAGCGGCAGATGGCCGTGGCGCTGAAGGCGGAGCCGGATGTGAAGAAGGCGCTCGCCATCGTCGACCCCGCCCCGCGCCTGCCCAAGGCGCAGGCGGAACAGGCCCTGCTGCTCTCGCGCCTCGTCACCGCCTGGGAAGATGCCAGCGAAGAGACCCGCCGCCAGTTCCTCGAACATATCGGCATGGAAGGCAGCGCGGAACTTTCGCAGCTGATGGCCGATCTGAAGAGCGAGGCCGCGTGATGAGCAAGAACCCCGCGCAACTCGATTTCTTCCTGGAACCGCTGTTTCCGGTGCGCTCGCCGGTCACCACGATCGATCTCGACCGCTTCCGCGCCCGCCTGAAGCGGGAAATGGCCCGCGCCATCCGCGAATGCCCGCATTCGCGCGAGGTGATCGCCGCCCGCATGGCGCATTATCTCGGCCTGCCCAACCTCTCGAAGATGACGCTCGATGCCTACACGGCCGAAAGCAAGGCCACGCATGACGTGAGCCTCGTGCGCTTCAAGGCCTTCGTGCGCGCCACCGGCGCCGTCTGGCTGTGGGATTTCGTCGTCTCGGAAGATGGCCTGACCCTGCTCGAAGGCGACGAGGCGCGCCTTGCCGAGATCGCCCGCCTGCAGCAGGAACAGCGCGAACTGCAGCAGCGCCTGAAGACGCTGCGCGCCACGCCGATCAACATCAAGCGGCGGGGGCAGTGATGGCGGGCAAGCGTTCCTCCAAATTGCAGATGCCGAAGGTGGAGAAGGAATTCTATTCCGTCGCCGAACTGGCCGAAGCCAACCTGCCGGGCCTGCCGCGCGATATGTCCGCCATCGACAAGATCGCCCGCGCCCGCTGGCGCGGCGACGAGCGCCTTGCGCGCCGCGTACCCGGCAAGACCAAGCCCGTCTGGGAATATCACTATTCGCTTCTGCCGCAGATCGCCCAGACGCGGCTGCTCGTGGTGCACACAGGCCCCGCCAATGACGACCGCAACCTGAACCACGAACGCAAATCCAGGCTGTGGGCCGAGTATGAGGCGCTTTCCGCCGAACAGAAAATCATCTGTGAAGCGCGTTTGAAGGCCCTTCAAATCGCCGGGGATCTGGAACGCGGCGGCATGCTGGCGGTCGCTTCAATCACCATGGCCTGCCGGCGCGCCGGCGTGACCAAATCCGCCTTCTACGAATGGCGCAAGCAGGTGGAAGGCCATGACCGGGAGGACTGGCTGGCGGCGCTTGCTCCGTCCTACCGCACCGACAGCCGCTGGGCCGAATGCCACGAAGAAGCCTGGGACGTTCTGAAAAGCGATTACCTGCGCCCGGAACGACCGACCTTTTCCGCCTGCTATCGCCGCATGGTGAAGCTCGCAAAGGCGAAAAAGTGGCACCCCATCCCGACCGAACGAGCGCTGCGCCGCCGCTTCGACCATGAAGTGCCGGAAGCCGTGCAGGTGCTGGCGCGCCAGGGCAAGGAGAAGGCAAAGTTCCTCTTTCCCTCACAGCGCCGCACCCGCTCCCATCTGCATGCCATGCAGGCCGTCAACATGGACGGGCATCGCTTCGACGTCTTCGTGGAATTCCCGGACGGCCGCATCGACCGCATCCACCTCATCGCCTTGCAGGATCTCTATTCGGGCAAGTTCGTTGCCTGGCGCCTCTCCGACAGCGAGAACAAGGATGCGGTGCGGCTCGTCATCGGCGACATGGTCGAGAACTTCGGCATCCCGGACCAGATCACGCTCGACAACGGCCGTGCCTTCACCAGCAAGTGGCTGACGGGCGGTGCCAAGACCCGCTATCGCTTCAAAATCCGCGACGAGGATCCGAAGGGCCTGCTCGTCACGCTCGGCATCGAACTGCAGTTCACCAAGCCCTATTCCGGCCAGTCGAAGCCGATCGAACGCGCCTTCCTCGACCTCACCGACACCATCGCCCGCCATCCGGTCTGCGCCGGCGCCTATACCGGCAACAAGCCCGATGCGAAGCCGGAAAACTACCGGACGAAAGCCGTGCCGCTCGCCACCTTCGTGGAGCTGGTGAACCGGGAAATCGCCGAACACAACGCCCGGCCCGGCCGCACCGGCGGCAACTGCAACGGCCGCAGCTTTGACGAAACCTTCAACCAGAGCATGGCGGAACCGGGCACGGTCGTGCGGTATGCCACCGCCGCGCAGCGTTCCCTCTGGCTGCTGGCCGCCGAAGGCATCACCGCCCGCAAGCCGGACGGCCATATCGAACTGCACCGCAATCGATACTGGGCGCCGGCGCTCACCGGCCATGTCGGCAAGAAGGTCGTCGTGCGCTTCGATCCGGACCGGCTGCACCAGAGCATCAAGGTCTATGACCTGAACAATGTTCTGATCTGCGATGCCGCCTGCCTGGATGACACCGGCTTCCATGACACCGTTGCGGCGCGCCAGCACGCCCGCACGAAGAAGGACCTGGAGAAGGCGCTCGCTGCCGAGAAGGACGCACATATCCGCCTGAAGGCACAGGATCTTGCAGACCTCTACACGCGGGCCGAACGCGCGGCCGAACCGCCAGCGCCAAAGCCGAAACCGCCCCGCGTGACCCGCATCGCCCGCAGCAATGCCGCGCCCAAGCCGGTGCCGCTGATGGAAGACCGCGAGGTCGAAGACAGCTTTTCCCGCGCGCTTTCCCTGATTTCCGGGACGCCTGCGGTCATCCCATTCCCGCAAGGGGATCGGTCCCGGAAGTAGTGCGTCGGGACCGCATAGCAGAGCCGTGAAGTACCGAGTCCGGTTCCACAAAAAAAATGGGCGGGGAAACCCGCCCAGTCAAAACGCCCCTCGCAGGGCTCACACAAACGGAACCTTCGCATGAACAAGCCTATCGACGCAAGACCCTACACCGGCTGGGAACAGCCCGAACCTGACAGCGCCTTTCTTGAGAAGCATGCCGACGACATCGACGAGTGGCGCCAGATCCGCGGCCAGGTGGTCGAGATCGCCATCGCCAACGGCTGGTCGAAGGCGGAAGTCACCCGCCGCAGCGGCATGAAGGAAGGCACCTTCTCCCAATGGTTCTCCGGCACCTATCTCGGCCGCCTGGACAACATGAACCGCCAGATGCGGTCATGGGTCTCGGCCGTGGTCGAGGCTGCCGCCATGCCGGCCATCCCCTCCTCGCCGACCTTCATCAAGACCCGCATCGCCGCCGAGATCGCCCACACCCTGCAATGGGCGCAGCTGACGGCCGATCTGGTCATCATCACCGTGGCCGCCGGCAACGGAAAAACCTGCACCTGCCGGCACTACAAGGCCACCCATCCGAACGTCTTCCACGCCACGATCAGCCCCCACACCAAAACCGTTCACGGCATGCTGGTCGAACTGGCGGCCGAACTCGGCATCCACGAAAACAACCCGGCCCGCCTTACCCGCGCCATCGGCGCCAAGCTCGGCCGCACCGGCGGCGGCTCGCTGCTGATCGTGGACGAGGCCCAGAACCTTGTCGACGATGCGATCAATCAGCTGCGGCACTTCTCCGACATCAACCAGTGCGGCATCGCGCTGGTCGGCAATGAGGAGGTTTATTCCCGCTTCGTCGCGCAGGTGAAGGGACGCTCCTACGCCCAGCTGAAACGTCGCGTCAGCAAGCACCTCAAGCGCCAGAAGCCCTACACCGAGGATATCGCGGCTTACATTCGCGCCTGGGGCGTCAGCGACCCGGACAGCGTCAAGCTGTTGACGGGCATCGGCCTCAAGGCCGGCGCGCTCGGCCAGATCGAGAAGACCATGAAGCTCGCGACCATGTTTGCCATGGGCGACGACCGCGAGGTGACGGTGCGCGACATCGAGGCCGCCTGGAAGAACCGCGACATCGAGGACATGGCATGATGTCGGCGCCGTCTCTCACCCACGAACTCGACCTGCTGAAGCGCCAGTTCCAGCCCTTCACCAAGACCGGCCTCAGCCTGAACGGCGGCGAGGTGAAGCGCCTGACCGGCCGGCTGAACCTTCTCATCCGCCTTTCCCGCAGCCTGGAAACGGAACTTTCCATCCACCGGCTGGCGGAAGACGGCCGCGCCCAGGCAGACGCCCTGGAACAGGTGACCACCGACATCGCCGGCGATCTCATCCTCGCCGCCGAAGGCAATGTCGTTCGTCCGGATTTCACGAAGGGAAGCCGCAAATGATCCCGGCCATTCAGGAACTCACCGCGATCCGCGACCGGATCAAGCCGGCCATCCATGGCGGCCTGCGGCTCTCCAGCGAAGACACCGCCGCCCTCGTCCGCCAGCTGAACACGACCATCGAACTGGTGCGCGAAACCGAAGACGAGAAGCGGATCATCGAGCTTGCCCTGCAGGCCCGCCATGTCGGTCGCCCTCGCCTGCATCTCATCCGCCAGACCGGAGCGCCGCCGGCATGACCGGCCGGCCGCCCCAAGCCCTTCAGACCGAACAGAAAGACAGCCCCATGACCCCGAACCTCGACACCGCCAACGACGACGGCATCATCACCTTCAACGGCCGCCAGTACATGCCGGACGCCAAGGGCAAGCTGACGCCCCTCGACATGCTGAAGCCACAGCATCGGCTGGAAGACCAGACCGTGCGCAAGATCATGAAGTTCGCGCTGGACCTCAACGCCCAGATCCGGCGCTTCCGCGACCACACCATGGTCGACCTCGGCACCTTCGACGCCCTGCTGGAAGAGGAATACGGCGCCCGCATCGGCGGCGCGAAAGGCAACCGCACCTACCAGACCATTGACGGCCTGATGCGCGTCCAGGTGCAGGTGGCCGATCTCATCGACTTCGGCCCGGAACTGCAGGTGGCCAAGAAGCTGGTGGATGAATGCCTCAACGAATGGTCGGCCGACAGCCGGCCGGAAATCCAGACGCTGGTCAGCGACGCCTTCGACACCGACAAGGAAGGCAAGATCAACCGCTCCAAGATCTTCATGCTGCTGCGTCACTCGATCGAAGACGACCGCTGGAAACGCGCCATGGACGCCATCCGCGACGCCATGCGGGTCACCGGCTCAAAGGAATATGTGCGGTTTTATGTGCGCGACCAGCCGGACGCCGGCTGGCAGCCGGTTACAATTGATTTGGCGAGGGCGTGAGATGACGATCAACATCCCAAAACTGAGCGTCCGCCCCCATCGTCGTTACTCGATGGCTCTATCTATCCGAGATAGATCGGAAAAAATCGTCTTTTTCGGATTCGTTCCTCTTTGTGTGAATTACGATTTTATAAACCTTCGCAAGCTCCCGCAGCTCACGAAAAAGAAGAGACAAACCATTTTCAATTGCATTCAGACGGTTTGCCACAGAACCCATTGCTTGCTTATAATTCCGTTCCGCGTCTTCAATTTCTCGGGACCTCTGAAACAGATCCGTCGCATACTTAGAGCGATCATATTCATATATCTTGCTAAGAACGCTCCAACTGTAACGAGCATTTTCCATTGCATCGAGTGCAAGCTGGATATTACTGCTCAGGTCAGAAATACGTTCCGTAAGCTCGCCTCCAAAAAGAGGCGTCGCATCCTGCCAAGTTTTTTTGGCGAACACGTCGCTTATGAAATCCAGTCTGCGGGCGAAGCCATCGAATGCATCGAAAATCTGCGAGCTGTTGTCGCGCTTTATTGCTTCCTGCACCCGCTTTGCGGCCTCTCCTATATCCTTCTTATGCTGCGCGAGCTGGCTGAAATAGGGAAAGAACATCCTTTCTATCTTGAGCTTGTCGGTGCGCGTCTGCAGTCGAACCAGCTCTTCGTGTCTTTCCGCGCTCCGACGTTCGGTCCGCTCCATCTGGAAAATGGTGCCGACGGCTGCACAAATAGCAAGAATGCCAGCAATCAACGTCTGAAAATCATAAATCAGCTTTCGCCAAGGGCTGCCGCCAACCCCAAAGAAATTGGGTTCCTCACCAAAAATAACCGGCCAGCACAAAAGCCACACAGCAAACGCAACATAAGCAAAGGTTACTATTCGATTCATAGCCCGGCCACCCAAAGGACATGCACCACGATCTCATGGTTTTTAAGTTGTGATAATAAGTTATTAGGGTGACCACAATGATAAGCAGAATTTCTCCCTACAAGAAATGTTCTACTGGCGCTTCTTCAAGCGAAAGTTGCGCGCTACCATCTCTCGCCTCGCTCCACATCGCAAAGAAAAGCCTCGGCCTGGACGACGACACCTACCGTACCAAGCTCGCCAACATCACCGGCAAAACCTCTGCCAAAGACATGACCGAGGCCGAACGGCAGGCGGTCCTTTCCGTCTTCCGCAGCGAAGGCTTCGCCGCGCCTGCGCAGAAACCGTCCAAGGTCCTCGTCGGCCGGTATGCCAAGAAACTGCAGGCGCTCTGGATCGCGGCCCATAACCTCGATCTGGTGCACGACCGGCGGGACGCGGCGCTGCTCGCCTTCGTCAAGCGACAGACGGGCATCGATCACACCCGCTTCCTCCATTACGCCGATGATGCGGCCAAGGTGATTGAGGCGCTCAAAGGCTGGCTGAAACGTGAGGCCGGCGTGATGTATGGCAACACCAACGGCCAGGACTGGCTGCGGCTCGACGGCGCCAAGGTTGCCTGGGCGCAATGGCGCATCCTGCACCCGGAAGCCTCCCTCCTCGCCCGGGGTGGTTTCGATGCCGAGGTGTTCAGCCAGTCCGCCACCAAGGGCCAGCTGGTGCAGCTGACCCCGAAGGACTGGCAGGCAGTGAACAACACGTTCGGGCGCCGCATCCGGGCACGGTCGAAGGACGGAGCCGCATCATGAGCCACGCCAGCGAAGGCCCGCTTGAGATTCGTGTGCCCGCCCATATCCAGCCCTATGTGACGGCAATCGGCATCGAGAAGACCTTGCGTTTCCTGCTGGCCTTCGGTGGTTCCTACGTCTACCTCTCGACCCGTCCGCAGGACCGTTCGGCCGTGGCAAAAGAACTCGGCAAGGAGGCCGCCATCGCGCTGGCCGAACAGGCGGGCGTCGGAAGCGCCCGCGTGCCCACCGGCAAACCCTTTATCGCCGCGCATCTGCGGTATAATAAACAGCTGACGGTCAACGAGATTGCCCGCCGCCTGCATGTCACCGACGTGACTGTGCGCAAATGGCTGGCGGATGGCGAAGCCCGACAACTCGACCTCTTCGGCCCCTGACCCGCAAGCCGTAGCGGCTGTTTTGAAATCCCCGCGCACGCGACATTCGCTCCGACACGCCACACCGGCGACCGGAGCTTTTTCATGTCTGATGCCAGCCTCCCGCATGCGCTCACCCTGCAGACCTTCCTGGCGATCGCCGGCCCCGTGCCCTCCAACCGGCGCAACAGCCAGGAGGTGAATGCCTCCATCCTGCGGCTGGCTTTGCCGTCGCTGATGGACACCTACGAGATTGACCGGCCGCTCCGCGTCGCGCATTTCCTCGCCCAGCTGGCGCATGAAAGCGACAGCTTCTCGACCTTCGAGGAATATGCGAGCGGCGCGGCCTATGAGGGGCGCGATGATCTCGGCAATACCCGGCCGGGCGACGGCAAGCGCTTCAAGGGACGCGGCCCGATCCAGCTGACGGGGCGTGCCAACTACCGCGCCTTTACGGGCTGGCTGCGTCGCCAGCTGCCGGGCAGCACGCCAGATTTCGAGGAGAAGCCGGAACAGGTGCTGGATGACCAGTGGGTGCCCTGGTCGGCGGTCTACTTCTGGGTCGACAAGAACCTGAACCGCTATGCCGACCGTGACGATGTGCTGGCAATTACCCGCATCATCAATGGCGGGCGCAACGGCCTGGACGATCGCAAGGCAAAGCTTGCCCGCGCCAAGGCGGCCATCGCCGCGCTGCAGGCATCCCAGGCCCGGACGCCGGATCGCGGGCTGTTTCCGGTCCTGCATCGCGGGCTGATGAATGACGGCAATGTCGAGCGGCTGCAGTTCTTCCTGCGCAAGCAGGGCGCAGAGGTTGCCGTGGATGGCGATTTCGGCCCGGCGACGGAACTGGCGGTCAAGGCCTTCCAGGCGCGCCGGGGCATCATCCCGACCGGCATCGTTTCGCCCGACACCTGGTCGTCGCTGGCAGGGGAATGAGGTCGATGCACAAGCCCGGCTATTCCACGTCCAAGCGCGCGCTCTGGCTTTCCTCGATCATGGCCTGGCTGGTCATCCTGATCCTGTCGATCGGCGCCGCCATCAACGGCCAGTCGGTCGAGTTCGGCACGATCGCCGTGCCGTCCATGGTCATGCTGATCGCCGCCCTGCTCGGCATTCATCGTGGCTTCGGCTCGCTGGACTACAGCACGGCCGGCAAGATGCTGGTGGCAGACGGCGCATCCAGCGCTGATGCCAACGCGCCGGGGGACGCCCGATGATCCCCGCTTTGCTCGCCAGGATCGCCACGCCCCTGATCGTCGCGGCAGCCCTCGTGGCGGCGGCGGGCTTCTCCTGCTGGCTGACGCTCCGGGTGATCGAAGGCATGATCGACGATGCCCGCGCCGGCGCGATTGCCGAACGTGACGCGCACTGGACGGCCGAGATCCAGAAGTCCGAAGCCGCGACACAGAAGCGGATCGCCGACACCCTCAGAGAAACCATGGCAGCGGAAGCCGCAGCCCGCGACCAGATCGCGGCCGCAGAGGCGCGCGCCATCCAGCTGGAGAAAGAGAATGCGGCTTTGCCGGATGCTGGCGCCTGCGGCCTTGGCCGCGATCGCGTCCGCCTGCTCAACAAGCGATAGGCCGGAACCGATGGTGAGAACCGTGCTGGTGGAACGTGACCTTGCCCCCGAGGCAAAGATCCCGTGCGCCGATCCCGTGCCCCTGCCGGACCGGGATCTCGGCGCAGCAGAAGTGCAAAGCCTCTGGGGAAGCGACCGTACCTCCCTTCGCATCTGCAAGGCGCGACAGGCCGCCGCCAATCGCTCCACGGCAGGAGGCGCCCATGCTGAGTGAGTTCGACCGCGAAGTGGCGCAGGCGCGCGCCGACCAGGAACGCGATGCCTCTCTCAAGGCGGCCATGCGCGCACTGCGAGAGATCGGCACGCTGGAATGCATCGACTGTGGCGCCACGATCGCGCCGGCGCGGCGCCGTGTCTATCCCTCCGCCCGGCGTTGCCTCGAATGCCAGACCGCCGCCGAACGGGAAGCCTATCTCAGATGACCTTTGATTTTGCCGTGGTCGGCGGCCTCGTCGGGCTTGCCGTTTCGATCTTCAACCTGATCGCCCACATCCGGACCATCATGTCCTCGGGCGAAAAGAAACTCGACGAGCGCCTGACCAAGGCAGAGGGCAAGCTTATCGAACATGACCGCCGCGTCCAGGCGCTCGAAGGCGAGATCAAGCATCTGCCAGACCGGGAGACGGCCCACAAGCTGGAACTGGCGCTCGCACAGATTTCCGGGCGGCTGGACACGCTGGACGAACGCCTCAAACCCATCGCCGCGACAAGCGGCCGACTTCAAGAGTTCTTGCTGGAGCAGGCCCAGAAATGAGCATCGAAAGGATCATTCAGGAAGAAGCGCGCCTCACCATCCTGAAGGAACTGATGAAACAGCCCAACAAGGCGCTGACCTCGGAAGCCGTCCGCCGCTTCCTGCTGGACTTCCTGCTCATCGACAAGCCGCGCGAATGGGTGGAAGCGCAATTCCAGTATCTTGCCGATCTCGCAGCTGTGGACATCATCCCGGCGGGCACGGTCAAGATCGCAAGGCTGACGGAACGGGGCGAACTGCATCTGTCGGGGCACGTTTCCATTGCCGGCGTCCAGCGTCCGGGGCGGGTCTGAGCCATGGCCGGACGTGGACGCCTTTCCAGCCTCGACCTCCTGCCGGAAGAAGCGCGCGACGACCTGCACTGGGCGCTCGCCGAACTGAACAAGCGCGAGCGCACACAGACCGACATCCTCTTCGAACTGAACGACCGCCTCGAAGCCAAGGGGCTGGAGACGATTTCCCGCTCGGCCTTCAATCGAAAGTCCATGCGTCTTGCGAAGCGGACCATGCAGCTGGAAGAGCGCCGGCACATCTACGCCGGTATCGCCGAACGCCTGACGCCGGAAGAAGTCGGCAATGCCGACCTGGTGCTCGGCGAATTCCTGAAGACGCTGCTGGACGAACTTCTCGACGAGGA